TCGACGCGCTCTTCCTGCTTATTGCTCCAGTCTTTAGAGTAGTAATACGTTTCTACGATTTCATCCTCATTGACAAAGCCCGAACGGATATTCTCAAAGGGCAAGTGCGAGACGTTGGCGATAGTCGTCCTGTCAAGCGACCAATTGATTTCGAGAGCAAAGCCGCCCTGAATCTTAAAATCGAGACAAGCCTTTCGGAGTTCGTCGTTTAGATTCCATTGGTCAAAAGCGAGGCGACCTTCTAAGCTCGAAGCGTCGAACCCTTCGCCGAATATCATCATCGCAATAGTTGTTGACAATGCGTTGTGAGTAGCGGACGAATGAAAGAGGTCAACGAGGTACTGAGGAAACAGATTGTCTGCCCCGTAATTCACGAACCCTTCGCTGCTGGCAGTCTCTGCGTAGCTCCGCTCTTGGTATTGGTTGAGTTGTATTAATTCCATTACTCGTAATATATGACGTTATCGGGGATTGTGATGTCTGGGATCGTGTAACCTGTCGCGCCGACTACATTAAGCGTCCCTTGCTCAAGTAAACCAACTACCGACGCATCCGTAGCCACGAGGTTCGTTGAGCTGTTTTGGCCGTATGCTTTATACGTATAGAACCCCGTTTCAGTTAAGAGGACACGGCTTGCCGATCCGAGAGGTTGATTCGTGTAGACGCTGATTTTTGTATATCGAGCGTTGTCGACTTCTACATCTCCGACGAAGGCGTGTTTATCCGTGCTTGCCATGTTCTCCAAAATTATCAAATAATGGGTAAACGGGTCGAGGTCTTTTTTCATCTCCTGAAGCGTCAGGTAGATAAATTGCTCGGTGGCTGAATTGGGGTTGAGGTGTATCATTTGAGAATAAAAAAGGGGAGGACTTGCGCCCTCCCCCGTCCTTTTAACCTAAAACCAAAAAGGAAAATCAAACAACAGTCGTAAACGTGAGGAGCGAGTCTGTAGATGAAACGAATGGAGCCGGAATAGCTTCTTCCGCTGTGAATTGCAACTGATAGCCGTTAAGGTCACCCTTTGCCGTTCCCGTTCCTACTGTGCCTCCCGTCGCTTCCGCTCCGGTCGTGTGACCCATGAGGATATAATTATCGTTGTTGTCTTGAATTATGATAGACAAGCGACCCTTCATGAGTTCGTAGATTTCCGTATTGACTACCGCGTCAAGGCTTGGCATAGTCAACTCCACGACTTGCGAGAAGAAGACAGTACCATTCTCAACGGAAGAGGTAACGGTTTGTTGAAACGATCCCGTGTTCTTAGTGAGTTCGAAATTCTTGAACACAACGGGAGTAGCACCGTCGCCGTCTGCTCCCGCTCCGGGGATAACTCCTGCGGCAATAGTACCCCATTCGTCGGCCTCGAATTGAGCAATCCAAACCCTTTTGATTCCTCCAATTTTATCTTTACAGGGGAAGGAACGCCCCGAAACTGTAATACTACAAGCCATATTTTGAGGAATTAAGGGGAGGGATTTAGCCCCTCCCCGATTAATTAGGATGTGCGGTAAGCGAAACCAGCAGACGGAGCGTCTACGATTTGAGTACCTGCACTGAACTTCATGATGATTCGAGTAACATCGTCACCCGTTACGCCCATCAAGTTCAAAACAGCCGCTTCGATGTGATCCGTCAATAGGTCTGTTCCGAAGTAGAGGTTCTCTTTCTTCGACAAGATAAACGCATCGTTTGCCATTCCTCCCGGTGTGATAATTTCATAGCCGTTATAGAAATTAGCGGCTTCTGCGGCGTGGAAAGTCAACTCAGAAGTGCCAGCCAAAGCTGTGTAATAGAGTTGCTTCATCGCTCGTGACATGAAGATTTTCGCGTCTGGGTCTCCTGCGATAGCGAGAGGAGCTTCAGCGGCTAAACCTGCCAAACGAGCAAGGATATTCGTCGCGTCTGTTGCACCTGCAAGCTGTTGCATCGTACCCGCGTTATATCCGTCCACCAAGAGTCGGCAGATACCGTTGAAGCTCGTGTAAGTTGCTCCTCCTGTTGTGCCGTCGGTGTGATTGAAGTTACCGTGCCACAAGTTGCGTTCAACTCCTTCGGCAACCTTTGCGGCTACGTACTGAGCGGCGAACGCTTGGAAGTCAGCGGGTGAGTTTGACGATTGACCGCGCATCTGCTCGGCTTCCCATGCAGTACGAAGGTCTTTGTTGCAGACTTGCTCGTTGACTTGGAGAGCTGTTGTAGTCAATACAACATCGCTCAAAGTTAAAGAGCCTCCTGAGTTTGAGAATTCACATCCGGCCGCTTGCAAAGCAACGCCGTCGAACTTGCGGAGGTTGGCTTTGTATCGGACATTTTCGAGAACCTCGACGTAACCATTTGCAATGGTATCGCCAGAGAGAATGGCAGGAGCGACGTAAGGTAGAGCCGCGGTTCCTGCGTAGTTTGAAGTAATTACAGCGTTAGCCATTATTTAGAGAATTGATTTTGGATCGCGGCGATGCGCTCCTTCATTGATAACTTGGTCATGTCGACAGGAGCTTTTACCTCCATCTTAGGTGCGCGAGAGATTTTAGCTGAAGCGGTTTTGCTCAACTCGGTGATCTTCGCGTCTCGCTCTTTAATTTGAGAGCTGAATTCTTTCTTCGCTTCTGCGACGGCTTCGGCAATCATACCGGCTACCGCTTCGCGTGTTAATACCTCGGAAGACGCTTCGACTTCTTCAGCCTTCATTTCTTCTTCCTTGTCTTCTTCGGCCTCTACCTCTGGAGCGGCTTCGGCTTCTTTTACTTCAGAAACGGCACCTTCTGCTACTACTAACATAGAGCCGTCGGCGAGGGTGTAGTCTCCATCTGGGAGAGGGATTTGTTCGCCTTCGTCATTTACTACGAAAACAGAAACACCGACGGCAAAGGCTTCCGCGTCGGTTTGGATTTCTTGCCCGCTGTCAAGCGTAGCAGTTGCAAATTTTACCTCCTCCTTAGTTTCGACCTCCAATTCAACGGAGTATTTTTCGAACAAGTCGGAGATGCGTTCTTTTAGAGTCATCTTCGAGGGATTTGTATTAATAACGATTTTAAAGGGTCATTCCTTACTCTTAAGTTTTTCGGAGAGGTATTCTATACCGAGTTCGATTTCAACGGCTGAGAGAAGCTCTAATTCGCTTAGCTTAGATTTTGCCCAACGAAGCCCGGCCTTCCCTCCCCATAAGAGATAGGAGATAGTTCCACATTCGGTCGTGCTGTTCGGGTCGTAATATTCCCCCGCCCTTGAGAGATACGAGTACATTCGTTCGATGGTTTCTTGCGAGATGGGTTCGCCGTTGGCAAGCTGTTGAGCGCGTACCTTTCCCGTTTGCGTAGCGCATTTATTGCCCTGCTTCTCGTTCAATTCTATGCCCCTCTTTGCGTTGTTCTTCACCGCGTCAGGGTAATCGCTATACGACTCCATATCGACGCGCTGTCCCTCTTTATATCGCTTGTCTTTTTTTACGGTAGCCTTTGCGAGTTCGTACTTGTTAGCGAAATACCCCTCAATAGAGAAGCCTTTCACCGCGCCTTCCTTAACGAACTTCTCCCAGATAGCGTCGTTCTCTACCTTCATCGAGACCATCCACGTACCTACAGGTACATCGAGGCCATATATCCGCGACTTGTCTTGCTCTCCTTCTACGATCCAACTCTCCACGAGGTGCAGGCCGTTGATTTTATGCTCGTGTTCGAGCGTGGCGTTCGCTTGGTTGCCGTTCTTGAAGTAGAGTTCCATCGCCCTTCGTACGGTCTTCTTTGAAAAATAGACGTAGTATTCCTCTTCTCCCGTCTTTCGATAGATAGGCTTATCGGGAATAAGAGCCGCGCCCATAATCAGCCGCTTCTCTTCGTCTTGCGTTTTAAATTGGAGTTGCTGGTTCTTTAGGGCGACCCAATCGCTTTCGATGGCGGGTTGCTCTACGAGAGATATCGCATCGATTCCGTACATCTCCGCTTCTTCGTCGATTATCAGTTCTAATATGTTCATCCTACTAATGACGCTTGGTCGTTTATTCGTTGGTTTGCCTGTTGGCTGTTGCTTACTTCTGAAGAGACAACGTAAGTCCGAAAGCCCGTCTGCCCTGCTCCACCCCCTAAGAATCCGAGGTCGAGTTGTGGGGTCGTTGGTGTTGGTGCGGATCCTCCTCCCGTAGATGGGGGATCGGGAGGGTCACCGCCTGAGCTTTTAAATTGGCTTTTCGCAATGGTTGCGATTGTTGCGACCCCCGTTGCGGCGGCAATAGCCGCACCCGGTAAACCCAAGGGAATTCCGAGACCACCAACAGCCGGGTTCAGTGCGCCAATAATCGCTCCCGCTGTGTTTACTATTGCACTCGCAATCCCGATAGCTTTGTTACGTTGAAACGCCTTCTTTTGTTGCTCTTCTGAGTCACCTGCAAAAGCATCGTTTAAAGCGGATAACGCTCCGAGTGCTTGCGTTGCAAGCTGAACGCGTGAATCTAAAACCGCTTTATTTCTTGCGGCATCATTTTTCGCGTATTTCTCACGAATCGCGTCTATTTCGGCTTGCATTGCCTCATCCGTATTTACCAGGATTTGACCGTTTGCCGTGGCTTCTTCTTGAAGTATGCGATATTTCTCTCTGACTTTCTCTATCTCCCGATTAATACCCGCCTCAACAATGTTGTCGATTTCAGACTGTCGGGAAATAATGCCGTCGATACGGTCGCGCTCCTTTTCGATGAGTTCTTGTTGCCGTGCGAGTTCTTCGTTTTGGAGTCCTGCGATAGAGGTCATTAATTCCGTCTGAACTGCCGCGCTACTTTCTGCCGCTTCAGCGGCGGCGATACGTGCCTCAGCAAGGCGATCCAGACGCTCTTCTGTTTCTCCTTGAAGGGCTATCTCTCTTTGAATTAAGCCTACTTCCGCGTTCGCGATATCCATCCGCTTTTGTGCGAATTCTGAATCTTTGTCCGAGGCTTCTTGAGCGGCGGCAATCCTCTCTTGAATCGAAAGTCTTTCGTCGTCCCGCTTTTGTTTGAGTTGTTCTATCTCTGCCCGTGCTTCGGCATACTCTACGTTCAAATCGCGCTGTTGATCCCGTAGCCTCTGTTGAGCTTTTACTAAGTCATTTGAAGATTTGATTGCGGTCTTTGTGGAATCCACAAAATCGCTCGCAAACTCTCCCACAGCTTCAGCGGCTTCGCCTACTTTGTCCGTAATATTCTCAACTCCGAGAACCATCTTCCCGGCGGCATCGGCGGCTACCTTTCCCGCTTGTGTCCATTCCCCTTGAAATACGAGTTTAATAGCCTCACCAACGGCCGGAATAAATTCCAGTAAACCTTCAAGGCGGTTGATAATGTTTTCCTTGATAGCCTTCCCAATGTTCTTGAGTGCCTCCATTGGGTTATTGAATGCGTTCATTAACGCTTCTCCCAAAGGTTCGGCCAACTCAAAAATGGTGTTTATTACCGCACCAATTCCAGCGAAAACAACCTCAAGAGCTTCCGCGACTTTCTTGTTCTCTGTAAATTTCTCAATGAGCTTCGCAACAATTCCAACAAGCAACCCGATCCCCGTCGCTTTTATGGCTGTTCCGATGGCGTTAAACCCAATTGAACCCGTTTTGCCTGTTGCCTTTAACCCTCCTTCAATCTTTTTCGTTCCTTGGGCGGTTTCTTCAATCTTGTTATCTACCCCCTCAAGACCCGAAACAATGTCACCGAGAGACCGCGTTACCTCTCCCGTATCCGTTCGGTATGTTAGAAGAATATCTTGTTGAGTAGCCATGCGGTAGTTTTAAAGAGGAGGAAGCAAACCCCTGAGATGTAGACAATAGCGAGGAACCAATCCAAGACCTTAAACCAAAGGGGGAC